GCGCCCTCAGCCTCAGTCGCGTCGGCGTCGGCCGCTGCCGCCTCAAGCGCGGCGCGACGCTCGGCCTGCCGAACGGCAAGGATCTGGCGCCGCATGTCCAGCGCATCCCGATCGGTCAGCGCCAGCTGCTCTTGCACGTCCAACATGTCGAGGAGGAAGTTGCGCGTCAGTTGGACAGCGCGGGCCTCGCCGTCAGCCAGCTCAGCCGCCTCTTCGGCCGCCCGGTTCGCCTCACGCGCGGCGGCCAGCGCCTTCACATGCTGCTCGGCCTTGGCCTTGGCGTTGGTGAACTCCGCTTTTTCATACTGTGCCGTGAGGTTCAGCGTATCGAGCCGGTCCTGCGCGGCGTCGGCCTCGGCCGTGCGGCCCTGGGCGCGCAGCAGCTCGATCTCGGCCTGCAAGTCCAGCATCTGCCGCTGGGCTGCGAGTTCGGCGGGTGTGGGGCCGGTGTCTTTTTTCTTCTTCTTGGGATCAGCGTCAGGCGCCAGTGGCGCAGGGGGTGCGAAACCCTCTGCGATCCGCTTCTTTAGATCCTCTGCGTCCTGAAGCGCCGCGGCGTAGTCATCGGCGGCCTTCTTGGCGGTAACGGCCGCGCGGTCGGCCTCACGCTGGGCGCCGCCGGCGAAAGCAGCCTGGCCAAGCGCCTCGCCCAGTTCCTTGGGTTTGCCGTTGGTGGCTTCTTGGGCCGCGAGCTTGGCCATCTCGGCGCGCTGTCGAGCGATCTCAGCCGTTTCAGTGGCGAGAGCCTGAGCGTTCTGCAGCGCCATATAGTAAACTTCGCGCTTGGAGGCCGCGAGCTTTTCAGCCTCTTTCTTCGCCTCTCCAGTCGCGACTGCCGCTTTACGGGCGGCGTCCTCGTACTCCTTGAACGCCTTTGCCGTAGCGTCCGATTGTTCCTGCAGCTTCCGCTCTGCCCGCGCGCCTTCGCTAAACCGCTGGTTAAGATGGTGGCCCCCCGCCGCTAGAGCAGCGACGGCGACAATCGTCGCGCCGATCGGATTGGCCGCGATGGCCGCGCTGAAGCCGCGCATGGCAGCCGTGGACAGCACTGTCGCGCGCGTTACGCCCGTCTGGCGTGCTTCCATCGCCAGGAGCGTTGCCTGGTAGCGCACATTGCTCACGGCCCCGGCGATCGTTGCGCCGCTACCGGCCGTCATGGCCAGGACGTAGCGAGTGCCGACCGCCACAGCCAATGCGCCCACCAGTTTCGTCACCAGATCAAGATTGCCGCCGACCTGCTCAATCGCCCAGGCCATCTTCGCCGTTGCGCCTAGCGACTGATCCGCCTGGCCGACGTATTTGACGAGGTTCGTGCGAAGGTTCTGGAAGGCGTCTGCCACCGACGCGGGCATCTGCTCCGCTTCAGCGCGCAGCTTCTCCAGGTTGCCCGAAAGCGCGTCGTACATGACGCGCCCGGTGATCTTGCCGTCCTTGCCCAGCTTCGCCAGCTGCAGCGTCGTGACGCCCAGCTTCTCGGCTAGCAGTTCTGACACCCGGCCGCCGGACTCGATTACGGTGTTGAGGTTGTCGCCCTCAAGCTTGCCCTTCGCCATCGCCTTCGACACAGCGCTGATGACGCTTTCGGCGCGCGCCCCCTTGGCCCCGGAGACCACCAAGGCGTTGTTGAGCGCCTCGATGTAATCCAGCGCTTGATCGGTGCTGTAGCCCAGCTCCCGCATCATTCCAGCGTTGCGGAAGAAGCCCTCGGACGTGGTCTCCAGCGACGAATAGGTGCGCACCGCCATGTCGGCGACCCGCCCCATCGCGTCTTCCACATCGGTCCCGGCGTCGACGGCCAGTCGCATCCGGCCGGTCATATCCGTCCATTCGTCGGCCATCTCGGTCACGGCCGACACGCTGAACGCCGCCGCCAGCGTCGGGGCGAGCCCCTTCAGGCTGTTCGAAAGGCTGTTGACCATGCCTTGGCCGGCGCCCGCCATGATGCGCTCTAGGTTCTTCTGGGTCTTGAGCGCCTGCGCCTCGACCGCTGTCAGCCGCTTCTGGGCCACCGCATCGGCCCGGGCGAGTTGCGCCTCATATCGGCGCAGATCCGCCGACATCATCAGCACCAAGGACTCAACGTCGCGCGCCATGCGTCACCCCAATAGAAAAGGGCGACCCCGAAGGATCGCCCTGCATTTTCGATAGGACTGAGAGGCGGTTTAAGGCTGGTCGACCGCAGCCTCATACGCTTGAAGCGCGCGCTCTCCGTCTCGTTTCATCCGTTGTGTCGGGCGCTCGTGACCGGCGACGCAGGCCCCGAACGCCCCGACATATTCTTCATCGCGGACCGTGCCGAGTTGGCGAACAGCCCCATCGGCCACCAGGAACTGTTGGGCGCCCACATAGCCGCCGAGGCGGTTCTTGGCGTTCACCCACCCGCATACTTTCTCTGGCGGCGTCGGGCCCTTGGAAATCACCACGTCTTCGAACTGCGCTGATGCGCCGTCGACAAGCTCTTCACGCACAAGGTCTTCAGCCGCCTTGATTTTCTGGGCGTCTGTCCCTGGAAACCAGTGACAACCTGCGACCGCCAAACCCAGCCCTACTGCCAACGCCTTGCGCAAACGACCTCTCCCCGAAAGAAGCGCAGCCTAACGATGGTCGGCCGCCAGCCGCAACCGCGCATCAGACGTGAGCGTATTTCAGCGCTAGTTCGTCATGCTCTTCCGGCGTCGGAGCGGGCGGGCGCACATCGCCGCCGTTCGCCTTCGACCACCCCGTCACCGCCGCCGCAAACTCCCACAGGCTCAGGTCGTCGGTTTGGCGCGGATCGTAACCGATGGCGGCGGCGATGCCGTAGAGGCTTCCGAACCTGATTTTTCCTCGGGGGAGGGGTTCTTCGGGCTGGCCTCCCCCGGCGACTCCCCCAGGTCTTCATCCTCCGATCCGCAAAGCGCCGCCATGACGACCCCCTGGGCCAGCGGGACAAATGGCAGGACCGGCAGGTCGTCAAACCCGGTCTTCACTAGCTGCCCGGCGCGCGGCGCATCCATGCCGCCGCCGATCAGCCCTTGAAGGAGGACCTCGCGCACGTCGTCGATCCGCCAGCTTCCGCCCGCATAGCGCTGCAGAAGCTCCATCGGCCCGGCGTCGACCTTCTCTTGAACCGCGCGCAGCCGCCCGAGGGGAAGCCGGAACGTCCGGTCTTCCCCCGCGAACTCGGCCCGAAAGATAGCCGAGCCGCTCATCAGCTGTTCGGCGCCTTGGTGATACGGCCGTCCGACGACAGGCTGGTCGAGGCCTGCATCTTCTCACCCTTGTTCCCGGTGACCGAAAACTCGCTCATGTGGAAGTTTCCGGTGAAGATCACCCCGCCATCGGCGCCCGGCACGTCGATGATGACCTTGGTGGGCCACGAGTTCGGGTCGGCCAGCCAATCGTAGAACACGTCGATGTCCGGCGTGTTGACGGTGCCGCTGCCGGTGATGGCCGCCGACAGATTGGTCTTCTCCCGCAGGACCCAGGCGATAGCCTCCAGGTCCTCGCAGTCGATGACTTCCTGCTCGTTCAGACCCGCCGTGAACGTGATGCCCCGCTCGGCATTGATGGTGCAGAACGTCTCGAAGACAGACGGCGCATCCGGCCGGGCGACCTTGATCAGCAGCTTTACGCCGCGCGCGTGTTTGATATCCGCCATGGGACGGACTCCTTCCATATTGTCGGATGAAGCCCCGGTATGGGGCGGTTACGCCGGGTCCAGCAGGAACCGGTGACTGATGACCGAATGAGCCGTCAGGCCGTCGGGGTCGGTCAAATGACGCGTGGTCTCGAACTCAGCGAGAACCAGATCGAAGCCGGGGACGGCTGCGATGAACTTCAATGCGCGGCGCACAGCGGCTGCCATAGCCTTGGCCTGACGACGGCTGGCCGAGACGCTCTCATCGACCCGCGACCAGACATGCACGGTCGTATAAATCTCGCTCGACTCCGCGCACTCGGTGGCGTCGTCCAGCACCTGATCCTCGCCTATGACGACATAGGGATAAGGAGCGCCGACCGGGGCGCTCATGACGTAGAGCCGAACCTTGGCCGTCTCCATGGCGGCCAGTAGGCCCGCATCCATGCGAAGCGCCTGCTCAACCGCATCCTGCAGCGCCAGTGATGGATCACTCATTGCCGCCGGCCTCCCGCATCGCCTTCTTCGCAGCGCGCATCATCCGGGCGCTGAACCGCTTCCGCTTCAATCGATAGGCGGGCCAGAAGAATGGCTGGGCCTCGGTGGCGGTGTGCGCCCGCTTGCCCTTCGTCATCACCTCAGTGCGGCGATAGTTCTTGTTCTGGCGCGGAGCCTCGCCTTCGCTGGCCTTCGTGCCGAACTCGACCCAGGCGGCATAGGGTGCCTCCCGATTGCCTGCCGTGATCCTCTGGGTGATCCGCGTGCTGTTCGAAACGTCCTTGCGCTTGATCGAGGACACGAGAGCGCCATCCTGGATCGGCGCAAAGTCCTTCATCGTCTGGACCAGCTCTTCGGCGTTCTTCCGGTTCTGAGCCCGCAGGGCCTTGCGAACGCCATTAGGCATTGCCGCCAGCCGTTTCGACAGCCGCTTCTTTCCGCCGCCGAAACCGGACATCAGCCCGTCGCTCCGCCCATGACGGCCAGAATGTCGATGAAGCCCCGCTCCTTCGCAGGTGAAGCTGCCGTGATGTTGAACTTCTGCCTGTCGTCCCGCGCGTTTACCGCGCGCCACAACCCATCAATCAAGCGCGTCTGAGAACAGGCCCGCACCGTAATCACGACGGGCTGCTTTCCTTCCAGGCGCGACGCCATGACGCTCTCCGACCCGCGCAGCCATGTAAGCCGCGCTGATCTGGCGAACTGGTCATCCCACCCGCCCAGCGGGTCGCCGTTCTCGTCCTCGCCGCGCTTTTGAAAGGCGATGCGATCGCGCAGGTCACCGGCGCCGAGCACGGGTCACCTTCGCAGCCGGAGCGTCATCCTGACGGGGCGGCGCATCGATCTCGATCGCCTTGCCCGCCTTCACCGCCGCCTCGCCGCACTCCCGCTTTACCGTCTCCTCGGCGCCAGCGGCATAGGCATAGGTCACGCGCCGGTCAGCGGACGGCGTGTAGTCGTAGGGTTCGGTGAAGCGAACGCGCATGGCGGGTCTCCTCAGACGCGAATGATGCGGTAGGGGCGCAGCAGGTTCTCGACCGCCGGGTTTAGCGCCACGATGGTCCCGGTAATGACCGACTCCCGCGAGTTGTAGAGCCCGGCCATGGTCAGCAGCGCCGCCGCCTTGAACGCGGGCTCCGCGCCCTGCGGCACCAGCTTGCGGTCGCAGAAGTCCAGGCAGGACAGAACGGCAGCATCAGCGTAAGCCTCAATCAGCGAGTTCTCTTCGTCGCCGTCGACGCGCAGATGTTGCTTGGCCTCGTCCAGGTCGAAGAGCGAGCCGACCGTGAGAACGACGACGTTCAGCATCAGGCGCCCGCCTTGTTCTGGACCTTCGGCTCGGCCTTGTTCTTCGCCGCAGGCGCGGCCTTGGCCTTGATCGGCTCCAACACGCCCTTGGCGACCAGGTGGGCGACTTCAGCCGGGTTACCCTCGTACGTCTCGCCTGCCTGGTAAGTGCGCTCGAACAACACTTGGCGCGTGACTTTGAACTTCTCGGTCATGGTGCGGGCCTCCTTGCGAGGTGGTCGTCCGAGACGGCCGCCACGAAAAAAGGCCCGGCAGGCGAACCCGCCGGGCTTTCAGTTGGGGGAAGATCAGGTGACGCGGCCGAAGTCGCCGTAGATGAAGGCTTCGGGACGATAGACCGCCAGGGCCAGACGCTCCTCGGCCAGGATCGTGACGAGGTTCTTGGTGAAGTCGTCGTTCACGTAGCCGGTCTCAACGCGAGCGTCCCAACGGTCGAAGACCTGGGCGCCCAGCTTGAACGCGCCGGTCAGGAACTTGTCGACCGCGATGGCTTGCGTCGTCACAACCGGCAGACCCCACAGTGTAGGAGCGATGGACCCTTGCGGGTTGCCGATGATGTAACGGCCGTCGCTGTCCTTCAGGGTCTCGATAAAGGCCCAATCGATCGGGTTCATGACGTGGCCGGTCGCCGGGTACTCGGCGAGGGCAGCCTGCAACATGGCCAGACGCATCATATCGATGCTGGTCGCGCCGGCGATGGTGATCGGGGCGGCGTAGGCCGTGGCCTGCGGGATGATGCCGTGCAGGTTCTGGCCAGTGCCCGAGCCGTTCAGCAGTTGCTGCTCTTCGACGTAGGACAGGCCGTAAAGCAGCCGCTGGTCGATGGTCGAACGCAGCTGCGAAACGTCGCTCAGGATTTGGCGCGAGGCTTTCATCCAGTGAGCGATGACCTTGGCCGAGGTCGTGACCAAGTCGAACTGCAGATCCGAATCGGGCTTGGCGGCAGCTTCGGCCACCGGCGCGGCGTTGTTGTTGAACCCGGTTTCCTTGACGTACTCCAGGGTCGAACCATCCATGCGGCCTTGCGAAAGCAGGTCACGCACAGTCAGCCGACGCTGGGGAAGCTCCAGGATGCCCGGCAGGCGCGTGGTCTGCACGGCGTCACCCACCGAGCCGGCGGCGGCAGTAGTGGCCGACGTCAGCGTCGCCTTGATCTGCATGTCGCCACGCTGGGCGGTCTTGGCGAAGCCGGTGGCCTCGAACGACTTGAAGCCTTCCGACTCGACGAACTGCTCGCCAATGGACTTCTGGCGGTCATCCTCGGCAGGGCCGCCGCGAGCCATCTTCTGCTCCAGCTCGTCCAGGCGAGCCTTCGCTTCGTTCATGCCGGTCAGGGCGTTGTCGATGACCTCTTTCTGAGCGGCCGACTGATCGGCTCCCTTCTGAGCTTCAGCGACGGCCTTTTCGGCCATGCCTTTGACCTCGTCGAACTTCTTCTCGAAGTCGCCTTTGATCTCGGCGGCCAGTTCGGCAGCCGACTTGGTTTGATCGGTCATGCCGATCTCCTTTCGTTTTCAGGTGTCGGGAGCCTGCCGCGCTAGGCGGTCAGGCGAAGATCAGCCGCGCAGCGCCCTAAGGAACTCGAGGCCGGTGTTCGCCGTGTCGTCAGGTTCCCCCTGACCATTCTTCAGGTTGATGCGCACGGCGCGCTCAGCCTGTGAGTTCGAGAGACCGAAGGGCTCAGCCTTAAACAGTCTCTCCCACTCGCGCTCGGATAGCCGGACCCCGGCCACGAGTTTCTGGATGAGGTCGGGGTGATCCGACTTCACAGTGTCGATGCGCGCCGCCTGACCCAAGGCGCCAAACGTGACAGGGCTGACCTCGCGGAGGTCCAGCTTCTTCAAGATGGTCACGCCGCGCTGATCGGGGTGCGGCGCCGACTCGAGTTCGCGGTAGCCGATGGACAGCTCGTCCAGGGCGCCCTCGCGGATCAGCGCGTAGGCCTCGGCCGCCTTCGCCACGGTGTCCTTGAGCAGCCGCCCCACCACCCGCAGGCCCTTGGCGTCTTCTTCCAGGTCGTCCCAGATGCCGATGGGCTGGTGGCTGTCGTGCTGCCACAGCATCTTCAGGCCGCGCTTGGCGCGTTTCAGTCCGGCGATCGACGCCTTGAAAGCGCCCGGCGCAACCATCTCGCCATAGCTGTCGATGACGTTGAAGGTCGATGCGTAGCCTTCGATCACGCCGTCGTCGCCAACGGCTTTGACATCCAGGCCGAGCCCGCTGATCTTGGTGAGGAGCGTCATTCATTGCCTCCGGCGACGAGCGCTGGCGGGTTCGCCATGTTGATCGGGATGTTCTGCGATTGCATGCGAGGCACCTCGCCCCCGGCGACAGGCGGCAGGTTTTCCAGCCCGCGCACCTCATTGATGGTCATGGCCCCGATCTGGGTCATGGTCCGGTAGAACTCCGACCGGCCCTTGCTGTCCGCCCGCAGCAACCCTTCAAGGTTGAACTCGACCACGATGCCAGCCGCCCGGTCCGCCGGGGTCAGCAGTTGCTTCATGATCGCCTGTTCGATGCGCTTCAGCCGGCGACGCAGGGTGAACTTCTGGAAGCGCAGCGTCTGCTCTTCCAGACCAGTGCCCCAACTCGTCGACTTCTCGGTGTGGCCGATCATATGCGGCGGCACCTCGAAGAAGCGACAGATTTCCTCGACGCTGAACGACCGGCTCTCCAGCATCTGGGCGTCCTCGGGAGAGAACGAAACCTGATGCGGCGTCAGTCCACCTTCCAGCAGCAGCGGCCGTCCGGCGTTCATGGCGCCCGCGTGCTTCTCCTGCAACGCCTTCTCGACTCGCTCCCTGACCTCGCCCGGCAGGGTCCGCTCGGCCGGCGGCGTCAGGATCAGCGACGGGCGCACACCATTGGCGAAGGTAGTCTGCGCAGCGCTGTTGATGGCTAGCGACAGACCGAAGACCTGGCGGCCGTAGCTCAGCGTCGACATGCCTCCGAGGGGCGAACCGCCGAAGCCGCGAACGTGAAAGACGTTCTCCTGCGGCTCGTCATAGGACTTGCCGTTTTCGGTCCAGCGGTAGCGCAGGTCGCCGTTCGACAGACGGGTGACCGTGGGGTCTATGATCGGATGCAGCGCGACGATCCGGCCAGCGCTGCGCTCGATGCGGGCGTGCATGTTGCCGCGCAGTTCCAGCGCCGCTTGACCGCCTTCCCAGAAGTCCAGGGCCGTCTGGTCGTAGTTCGGGCTGTCGTGCAGGACGCGATAGAGCGCGTGATCCTTGGCCACCGTCCGGTCGCCATTGGCGTCGGTCCGGTAGACCATGATCGGCAGAGAGGCGATGGTGCCCGCCAGCAGGTTGACGCAGGCCCAGGCGGCCGAAAGTCCCAGGATGCCGTTCTCGGTGACAGGCACCCCAGCGTTGACAAGCTCGACCCAGCCCTCCGGGCGCGTGGTCGAGAGGCTGCGCACCGATGCAGCGGACTTAAAGCCGAGGGCGCCCAGCGCCTTTCCGATCAAACCGCCACCCCCAGGCTGGCGAGGTAGTCGTTCCATCCAGTACCTCGCGCCTCGGGGTTACGAGCCATCAGCATGATGGCGTTGAAGCTGGCGACCAGCGGGTCGATCTTGGCCCGGCCAGCGCTCTGCTTGGTGATGACCACGGCCCCGCCGCGCACCTCGGCCTTCGCATTGCCGACGCACCAGGCCATCATCGGCTGGGCGGCGTGTTTCAGGCTTCCGTTCTTGAGCTTGATCTCGGAGCCCCAGGACGCCGGTGAAAGGGCGTATCCCTGCCGAACCGCCACTTGCAGCCCAACACCGATGCCGCGGGCCTCTAACTCATCGACAAGGGCCGCTACCCCGGCCGGATCGAGGCCCACGCCGTTCTCTTCGGGCAGAAGACCGGCCTCCTTCACACGCTCGACGATGTCGGCCGCCTGCATGATCGGCTCCATCGCATCGGAGCAGATCGTCAGATCGCCTCCGCCCTGAAAGTCCAGCAGCTTGCTGGCGATATCCGTTCGCCGCTTCAGCACGTCATCGTGCGCCCAGGCCTTGTTCCAGAGCAGCCATTGCCGCGTTTCTCGCTCTCGCCCGAGGACAGCCAGGCCGAACAGGTCGTCCAGCCCGCCACCATCGATGCCGATGGTCACGACCTCTGAGCGAGCCAGCAGCGAGTCCAGCGTCAGCGTCGGATCGCCGGCCTCCTCCCAATAGTCCGCCCCCGCCCAGCGATTGTTCGCTAGGGCCAAGCCGATCTCGACGTTCAGGTGCTTGGCGAGGAAGACCTGCTTTTCACCGCCGGTAGCGTTGATGACCTTCCGCAGTTCGTCTTCGAGCCACTGCCGGCTGACCGATCGCCCGAGGTTCGGGTTGGTGATGTAGAAGTTCGCCGGATCCAGGTAGGCCTCAGCCTCCACCATATCCTGCGGGTACTCGTAGATGACCGGCAGGCTGCGCGGGTCGGCGATCTTGCCGTCCCGCACGTCGCGAAAATAGTCGAGCTTCGTCTTGAAGACGCCGGACGGCTCCTCATCTGCCTGCGTGCTGGCCCAGATCACAAACCCCTCGGGTCGTGAAACCGTGCCGCCTGTCGCCTCGCGCAGCATGGCGTCAGCCTTCGCCCGCTTGCCGAACACCCAAAGCTCGTCGACGAAGATGTGCCCGGCCTTCTTGCCCGACACTGTGTCGGTGTCCGCCGCGACGACCTTCAGCATGGCGCCGTTGTCGCGGTGCGTGATCGTGCGAATGTGGTCCTGGACGTGCAGCAACTCGTCCAGTTCTTCATCCGCCTTCACCATGTCCCTGGCGGGCTTGTAGGCGTTCTGCGCGACCTCGATAGTCGGCGCGAGGATCAGCAGTTCAGCTGAGTAGCGCCAGTTGCGGATCAGGGCCGTCAGCATGATGCCGGCGGCGATGGTGGACTTGCTGTTCTTCTTCGAGATCAGCAGGAAGAACTCTCGGATCAGGCGCTCGCCGCTGTCTGCGTCATAGGCCCCGAAGATCGCGGCGACAAAGTCGAACACCCACTGCTCACAGGCCTCTCCGAAGGTGGGCTGACCAGGGGCGTCAACGATCTTCAGCGCCTTAAAGACCTCCAGCGCTTCGCGGGCCTGATCGGCAAAAAGCGGTGAGGGTATGAGCGAGCGCCTGGCGACGATCCGTTCTCGCCAGTCGGTACAAGCCGTTGACCACTCCATGGCCCTAGCGGACCAGCCTCAGAGGCGGCGCTGGCGCTGCAAACCTGCCGCCGCCCTTGGCGACACGCTCGCCCGCTTCCTGCCGTTGCTTCTTCACTCCGGCAGGCGCCGAGGACTCGGCAAAGGTCTTCGCCGCCGTCGCCAGCGACTTCAGGACATCGGATCGGCTCTTCAGCGAGACCGCCGCGAGCGCAGCCTGCCGTTGCTGGCCGTTGTCCCCGTCATCGAAAGCCGCGCCGATCAGCGTTTCCAGTTCACCGATGTTGCAGGTCGAGGCGTCCAGCTCGTCGAGCATCCTCATGACCAGGTTCCGGCCGCGTCCGATGATGGCTTCCGGCGTGGTGTTCTCGGGCGTCAGGACCGTGCCGACGTAGACCTTCTCAGGCTCCGGTTCGCGGGGTGGTTCGGGGTGCGAACCGGCCTTGGGGTTCTCACGCTTCCAGCCATCCTTCTTCGCACGCTTGCGGATGGCGGTGTCGCTGATGCCGTACCAAGCGGCCAATTCCCTGATGGACATTGACCCTGCGCGGTAGTCGCGCTCGATCTCGGCCCAGTCGACGGGCTTCTTTTCATCCGTCATGAGGGCTCCGTCCGGCCAAGGTTCGCACCCGCAAACCTCCCAGCCGGGATTAAATCTCTACGTGCCGGGGCGGCCGGTCTCTGAGCCGAAGGCCTTCCAGACTTGCGACGCCCCCCCCTCGGGGTTGGTAGGATGGCGCTTCAGCTTTACGTTCGGCCTTCTGGCACATGCGGGATAACTACGATGACTACGATGACCAAGCGACTTGCGGTCTGCCTATTCCTCGTAGCGATGGGTGGAAGCTCCGCCTTCGCACAGGTTGGCACCACACCCACAGATCAGCAGCTGCTAGCCGCCTGGCACGACGCCAACACCAGATGCCGGGGCGGAGCTGGCGGCACTCAGGCTGTTCAAACTGCCTGCGCTCAACGTGAGGCGCTGTCAGCTCGGATCGAGGCGCGCGGCTACTGTTACGGAAAACGTGGCGAGTACGGCGCTCAGGCCGCGTGGCATAAATGCACGCCGGTGTCCTGCGGCATTGTCGACTGTTAGAGCCTTCAGTCCCACACCCCGCGATGGTGCAGGCTGGCCTGCTCCTCGCGCTGGATCTCGCTGTCGTGGACGGCCTTGCTGACCGTCTCCAGATTGTCGATGTCCCAGAACAGGCGCTCATCGCCTCGGTGCGGGCGCTTGTGATTCACGACCGGGCTGTCCGGTGCGGGGTGCTTGCCCCCAAGGATCTGGCCAGTGCGCTGGCAGGTGTATGCGTCCTTGATCAGGACCTCCTCGCGAAGGCGGCGCCAGCGGGGCGTCTTGTACCAGGCCTTCCACGGCGTGCTGTGCTGAACCGGCGCTGGTCCGTTGGCCTGGTCAGGCGCGAATGCTCTCCGGTCTGATGCGTATGACAGGCGCGAGGGCGGAAGGCTCAGCCTACCCATGTTGCTCTACGCCTCTGCGGCCTCTTAGGCGCTGGGTGCCTTGGGAGGCGATGTGGTCAGGACGACGGGCCATGCCGGAGCTCCCGCACTGCCTTCGATGCTTTGAAATAACGCCAGCATGAGAGACAAATCACGTGGACCGCGACTGGTCTGATGAAAGGTACGCTAATGTCTGACAATGTAATCCACGTAGGCGAGAACTCACCGGAGCAAATCGCATGGCGGTTACTGCAAGCGATTGCCAGCAATGAAGGGAAAACCACTCAAACAGGCATGTCCGGGGGGGCGACGGCCAACCGCGATTGGCTCCTCTCGACCTACGCTCGGTGTATCCAGGTCGTGAGGACCGGAAACTACGTGGGGTAAAGAAAAAGGCCCGGCGGTCTCCCGCTGGGCCTATCCTCAGACGCACGAAGCGCCGGTATCCATTTGTCGCTCAGTTTGGGCCCAAACGCAAGAGCCTATACCGCATCATGAACTTCGAGGAACCTGCTGTGATGCCGGGCCCACTGCTCCGTCATGCCACACATCCAACCGATTGCTTCCATCGTCTCTTCGTGGACCTCTCTGAGATCGTTGGCGAAGATTGGCTCATGGTGAGCCACCCGATTCCGGAAACGGCGAAGAGCGTTTGCGCGGCCGTGCACGATGCTACGGGACAGGTGCTTTCCGTTGGGGAGCTTGAAAGCTCGATAGCAAGCCTGGCGCCATATGGTTGCGTCATAACGCGGTCCGAGAAGTGCAACCCAGAAACCGAACGACAGCTCGGCAACCAACGCCGGCTGGCTTATCGGGGCGCTCGCCTGTCTCAGCGACTGCTCAGCCGCACCGATGCTTTTCAATGAGTGTGGCCGAAGGGGAACCACGCCACTTGACAGCCAGTCCGCACCGTAGGCGCCTATCATGGCGTCGTTAATGTGGTTCCTGAAGGAGATTTCCAGCGCTTGCAGCGGCGTGTAAAAGGCTTCGGCCAACCTCGTGTTCCGCTCGTAGAGCGATATGGCGAGATCCAGATCGCTGCCACTGGCGATGAGGTATTTGTTCAATCGGTCCCTAGAGAGGGAAATGGCTATCGCGTTGTTTATGGCTTGATTTCGCACTCAGGCCGACCACTTCGAAGAACGTCGTAACGTAATTTAACTTGCGTTTAGCCAATTCGGTGGCAAAACACGAGCGTACACCGCGGGCCGGCCTCTGTTTCAAGCTCCCGGGGTCAGTCATGTGGCCCGGCAAAGGTAACTCCTTTGCCGGGCCTCTCTTTAGGCAGCTACCCGGATAAGGTCGTAGCTTACTGCCGCCATGTCGAGCGCGACACCCAGCTCTGCTTCCTTCTGAGCCGCCTTCACCTTATCGCCGCCAGCGAGGGCGCGCAGAGAAATACCGCGTCCGCACACTGCGTCCAAAAGGTCAGCGAGGCCATCCGAGCCCGTCGTAAGCCGAATACGGGACCGGGCGGACGAGAGACGCTGCTGCGCGGCCGCCTTCTTCTCTTCTAGGCGCATGTCGTTGCCCCCAACCCCTCGGACGTTGTCGTTCAAGCATGACCTGACGCCGTCAGTGCGGACAAGGCTGTAATCATCCGACCACCGCTGACCGGCCACCTTCCGCATTGGCGTCAATCGACCTTTCTGGATTAGCCACAACAAGCCATGACGTGCGCCGGCGCCGGATGCTGTTCGCGCCGTCTCGATTCCTTGGGCCTGAAGCAGATCGTCCTGTTCCTCTCCCGACCGGCGCGCCTCTTCGGCAGCAGTCTTCAGGCGCCGCTCCTCCAGGGCGTCATCAATCTCGTTCATCATCTGTAGCGCCACGCCGAACTGGAGCAGGCGCATGCGGTTCTCTACGGCGCAGACCTTCGGCATCAGTCCACACCCCGGCGTCGCCTCGACCCGCCCACGGATGAGGGCGGCGCGATCAGTCAGGCGCCGGCGCTCCAGGGCGACCGCCTGCTCTGCCGTTGCTTTCATGCGGGTCATGCTGCGGCCTCGGTGTGTGGGGGGTACTGACGAGCGGGTTGAGCGGCCAACTTCGCGCGCATCTCTGCGCTCATGTGGCTGCCGGGCGGCAGGGGGGCGGACGGGGTGCGCGGCATGGCGGCCTTGCGAGCGGCCATCATCTTGGCCGTCGGCGTCTCTGACAGAGCTGCCAGCGTCTCGGCGACGAGCGCCCTCACCTCTTCCGGGCTGTGCTTGGGACCAGCCAACGCGGGCGCTTCGGGCTTCTGACTCGCTACCACCGCCGCCTGTGCGCGGTTGTAGGCGCGGGTCCAGCGCCCAACCTGCGTGCTCTGACGGGCGAGGTCGGCCAGCTTCCCCGGCTTCGGCAGGAACTCCGCCTTGGGGTCCGAGACCCACGCCTTCATCCCGCCCTCGATCTGCGCCGGCGTCAGCCCAGCCAGCGCGTCGAGGTAGTCAGCCCAGAAAGCCATCGCCTCGCCCTCGTCCCTCTGCGGCTGGGGGAAGGTGCCGAACCGGCTGCCGATGATGTCCCGGATTTCCTTCTCACTGGCTGGGCGGAGGGCGGCGTGGCGCATGGCCGGCATCATCATCGCAGCCTCGGAGCGCAACAGATCGCTCTCCGCGATCACCGCCACCGCTTTCGCGTCAGTAGGCTCGTCGAGCAGCCACGAGGCCAGAGGCGTGCTCAAAGCCGGATAGGTGACGTTCGTGGTTTGCGCGCTTGGCGTCGAGCTTAGCGCTCGGGCTTCGGTCATGGGCTTGGCTTGCATGGCGGGCCTCAGGGATGCTCAGGGCTTGGCGGTTGTCGGCGATGGATTGGGCGATGGCGGCGTCGAAGAACTTCCACGACGTGATGGGCTGGCCGCGCTTCCGGGCGACGGTCGTCACCACCGGCGCAACGTCGTGCTCCCAGCTGGCGCCGTCGCGCCTCCAGGCGGCCAGTCGGCCAGCGGTCAGGGCCAGGCCGGGCTGGCGGGCGAGGGCGAGACGCACCGTCGCGGCCCTTTCGGCCCGCAGCTCGGCGTGTCGGCGGGGGGGGC